CTTGCTCTGGTTTCGGGATTTCCGTTCCAGAACGATCCGAGTTATTTCTCGCCATTTTTACCTCTTATGTAATTTTATTTTATGATGTTGCCAATGCTTGGCCAGTTTGTGAGCCAGCAGTACTATTGAGTACAGCCCAATCATACCTTATTTCAAGCTCAATGTTAATTAAATCTTCGGAATCATAATCTAAATCTCCGAAATTTACGCTTTTAATCCAGCATCTCTGCAAGGTCCACTCTTCAATAACATGTGATGTGGTGTCACCATCGGAACCGCCACTAATCTGTCGAATGACAACTTTTCCAAGTGCGTTAGTAGATGCTTCTTTGGTGGTCACAGAACCAACTGCAGTATTAAAATCATCTGGATATCTATATCCCATTTCGCCGCCATTGGCTGAGCCTTTACTTCCTTTTGAAGTGTCAATGCCCAGAAGCCTCATTAGCTGATCTGTCGCGTCGGGCGTAACTGGGTCAACCAAAGTAAGACTCACTGTCTCCCACTCAACTCGGCCAGGATAATAAAATTTGTGATTCAAGAATGTATGCTCAGACTCTCCAATCGAAAAGTTAGGCTTTGACACCTTTGTTGCATACCACTCGGCGCCATCCAGCCCTGGAACGCTGACGAGCCACCTGTAAGCTCTTTTTGGCTCTAGTGTAGGGTTTCCCCAGAAATTTGTACCTTCTGACATGTATTGGTTTCTCCTAAATGAAAGGCTGTTCTAAATTTAAGTAGTTCTTAAATAAAGTTTCCTCTTATTTTAATCGTCAAATGCTGCGCCCGTATTTGTAATCATGAAGTCGATTGCAATGAACTCAATTGCTCTAGCAGGCTTCAAGAAAATCTTGGCGTACATAATATTTCTATCGATCAGATCTGGTGTTGTTGTCGTAGTATCGAGTACAACTTTGAAGTCCGTTAGACCCAAACGAGCCTGAACACTTTCTAAGAAAGGCATCGCTCTGCTTGTAAATCTGTCCCATGTAGCTTGAACATTTTGGTCGAACAAAATATCGTTTGCCATTCTGGAAATCTCTTTCTTGATGAAGATCATCAAGCGACGGACATTAATTCTGTCAAGAGCAGATTGAGTTACCTGCAACGTTTTCTGACCGAACACTACTATACCTTCTGATGGGAATGTGGCAATTGGATTGATATTTGCTTCATAAAGAGTGTCTCTGTTCTTAGAAGTCAGCCTTTCACGAATACCAGTAACTGTAAGTCCTGCAGACCCTTGTGTGAGCCCACCGCGATTGAATCCAGCGGGAGCGAACCAAACCTCAGATGCATTTTGCGAACTAGCAAACGTTCCTAGGGCCACAATAGAAGGTGGCACATAGAGCATCTTGGAGTTTTCTGAATCTCGGATTTGTACCCAAGGATAATAAGAGCAACCGTAGCTTGAGTTTAAGTTTCTATTTTTCAAGTTTGTTACAGTAGTAGACAGATTTCCAATTCTGCTAGATTCTGAATCTGTACTTTCCGTGAAAGGTTTATAATCACCCTTAAGGTCAATAATCGCCAGTGCGTCAGCGCGGTCAGTACAAGTTTCAATTAACTTGGTAGTTAATGTCTCATTTGTAATACCAGGCATAACCATTAGGTTGCATTCAACAACCTCTGGGTCTGCAACAGCCTTAATGGCGCGTTCCAACGTATGGAAAGTATATTGCGTTGTTCTACTTTCGCCAGCATCAAACTGAGAGTTTCGGAAAGGCTCTGCTTCTGTGATGTCTAGTCCATCGTAGCCACCATAGAATGGCGCTGTGAACTGATCATAACCAGCGTCAAGAACAGACTCATAGTTACCGCTGATAGCTGTAATCGAGTGCCGATCTGCTGTATGTGCAGTGTCATCATCAGTGTCCTGGCGGGATCCTGAAGTGTAGAATCCTAGACCAGAACCTGAAACTCTAATATCGTCAAGCGAGAAGTACCAAGAAACTTCGGTACCTGCGCTAAGGCCGGCGCCAGATGCATTTGGTATTTGAACCAAGCTTGCGGCGCGGGCTCTGAGGATATCGTAGTTGCTTTCTTCGAACTTTGTGCCAGTTTCTGACTGAAGTGACATATATCCAAAATAATCATCTTTTGAAGATGCTGTAGCTCTTAGTGCAACTGCTGGATAAATAACAGATCCGGTGAACTGGGCTGAGCCAGAAACTCCATCTCTGTTTCCAACGTTAATCCACATATCTGCTGTAGCTACAGACAAACCACCCTTGGTATCAACATAATCACCAGCGGAATCAGCAAGCGATCTTGGAATATCGTCTAAGCCTTTAGCAAAAACCTTTGGATTGTTTGAACCATCATATTGTTTTGTGTCATCAGTGCTATCTGCGGCGCCAAAGACATTAGGGCCAGTAGAACCACTGAAATAGGTCCAGCCCTTATATCTGACCGGTCCATAAACACCATATGGCAAGTATCTTGCGTCTGTAACACCTCGGTCTACATCTTCGTCCATCACAATTCTAATATAACGTGATGCATTAGTGTATTTTCCATGATAGATGAATCTGTCTTCACTATCGTTCCATGCAGCGTATTCTGTACCGATCTTGCGAGCGACATAGTTCACAGAATTAGGATTCAAGTTGCATGAAGAATATCTTTCTACAATTTTCGGAGCAGCATCAGTATCTTGATGATCTCTAATAACAACGCTGAACGAACCATAATCTGTCGATTTATTGTTGGAGGTTTTAATATCTTCGATGGAGACTTTTAGGTTATTTTGGACCCACTCTCCATGATTTAGACCAACAAACTTAAATAGCTTCTGCATGCTTTGTGGCTGATAGCTACCACTATTTGTAGTAAGATCTTGCGAGAAGAACCAACCGGTTTCTGAATCGCGGAAGTCCATGCGCATATCAGAATGTCCAACACTGGCACTCTCAAGTCCCATAATGACACCATAAGCTTTAGAAGCTCCAGAGCCAGTAACCTTAGTTCCAAGGAACTTAGTATAGGTTTCTCCTAACCAGTAACGCTCGACATTTTGAGTCTGAGTAATTGTACTGTTTGTCATTTGTGGGTTTGTGTTAAACCTGTCACGGATGAACTTAGAAGAATCTCTGTCAAAGTTGAAAACTGTGTCTTTGACAACATCGGATTCTCCATCGCGAATAATTACGCGGAATTCCTGACTTGTTCCAATTGACTCAATTAGTCCAGCGGTACCAGAAGTAAATGTTCCGCTAGCGTCATCCTTGTTGCGGATACGACCAACAAGCTCAATAGATCCAGTTGTCAAATACCAGACTGCAGCAAGAGTTCCGGTAACGTGCTCACAAAGGCTAGAAGCGCGGCCTGTTGCACCTGATAGGTGTTCTTCTGCGCCGATGCCAAGACCCTGACTAGCAGAGTTGAAAACAAACAGTCCATACGCGCCACCGTTAGTTCCCTGTACGGCAGTAATAGACTGCGTAGTATCCCAGCCAGCACGGCCTGAAGCGTCTTTATCTGGATTTTCGACTCCCATGAGTCTTACAATTGTTGCGGGCCCTACGCCGGCTCTGAGCCATGCTTGAGCAGCATATGCTGCGTAGGTTGGGCCAATTGTGTTGCCCTTTCTCCAGATATCGCCGCCTTCATTTCCAGCGATTGGGTTTCCAAATACCTCAACAAATTCAGAATATGACTGGACCACTACCGGGCGAAGGCCGGGTCCACGGGCTGTTCTACCAATGATAACTGGCCCTTGTGCAGCCGCCTCGACGGGCAGCGCTGAATTGTCGATTTCGTTGAGGAATACTCCTGGGGAAACAAAACGAAACTTCTTTGATGACATTATGAACGTTCTCCTTAAAAAATAACTATTTTGCTAGCACTAATGCATAGTATTTATTCGATAGTAAATAGTCTTGTAAAACCGTAAACTCCAAAATTAGTATCACTCTCTATAAAAAGCGTCAAATATGGTATCTGCTAGTTCGTGCTCGTCTTCAAGCATAACTCTTTCTCTGGTTATCCTGAATTCTACGGCATTTTCTCTCTTGACAATCTTCGGTCTATTTGCATTATCACCATCGCCCATCACATAGCCCAGCACTTTTATTGGAATTGTTGTTTTATAACTCCTGGCGTCTTCGTCTAAAGAGGCTGCATTGTTGTCTAGACTGAAACCTTCGTCAACAAAGCCCTCATACATGTGACCATCTTTTCTAATATTAAAATAGTTTATTTGACCAGTTCTTGTTATAAATGGCGCTATTATATCATTCATTTGTTGTTGGTATTCGGCCTCTATAACAATTTCATATTCCATGTCAACATAGGTTGGCAATGGGATTGTAATAGTCTCGTATACGACTTTATCGTTTTTTCTAGGAAAGTTAATTTGGCCTTTTTTTCTCTTGGCCATGGCTCTAGCAAAATTGGCTGTTTTGTCTTGTTTAATTCTTTGGGCAATTGTAATTGTGCCGCCGGCTGGGGTAGACGCTACTGGTATATTTGCATAAATGCTTCCTTTTCTATCAGATGACTTTGTGACCGACGTTCTTTCAATGGTCATCATTGGAAGCTTTAACACACCTTTTGAGTCTCTTAAGTCTTTATCATTTTTAATTTGGAAAGCTCTTTCGGCAGATACCCAAATTACAGGAACTTTTTTCCAGCCTTTGTTTGTAGTGGCATAAATATTGAGTTTTTCATTAATGTACTCATATAGGGCTCCATCAACAGTTTCTATCGAAGACGGCATTAGCTCTACTTCTTTAATTTCACCCGCCATCGAAAAGTCCCTCTCTTGCCCTCTTACATGTTGCAGAAATCTCCAACATATGACCTGATTGTCCAAAAATCATCATGGGTTCCTCTAAAACCACTATCTCATAGTAACTATCTCCAAAATGTACAAAATCTCCTTCGCGAACAAATAAATCTTGATCCTCTGTTAAGC